TCCTTGATGACACCAATACACAGAACCAGAACTACCGTAGAATCCATACAGATATGCCTGTTTCTCTACACCCGTGATACCGCTGTTCATACGCCAACTGTCACCTGAAAGGTATCCTCCTGACCATCCGGCAAGCACTTTGTAGAATCCTTTATCATACTTGCCTTCTTTGATCTTTAATACTACCCAACTGTCTGGATTATAATTATTCACTTTAACCCCAATCTTTGAAGTTTCCATCTTCTTCGTTATCGTCATATCCTGCTTTGTAGGCCATGATTTCTTCGGGCGTCATATTCTCAATCGTTACAGCATTCGATTGATAAGTAGCTCCTACAAAGTAATGAGGTTGGAACCCTCTTCGATAATAACTATCCGCACTTCCTCTATCATAAGGGCCTCCATGACGTTCATCATACTTACATTCGCTCTGTTGTTCTTGAGCTAGTTTATTCCACCATCCCATTTCACATTTCCTTTCATATTATATTAAAGACTTTGACCAGACCGATTTGACCAAATTTTTGACTCATTTCTATTTATACATATTACTATAGAATAACTCAGGAGTCAATAGAAAATGTCTGAAGGAACCCCAAATAGAACACTGGAAAGAATGCGAGTCTTAGAAGAATCTTTGAATAGTGCTCATGATAAAATCAATTCACTAGAAATGGCACTCTATCTCGCAAAGAAACAAGAGAAAGAACTCAAAGAAAAAATTGAGAAATTTGAGATGAAAATTCCACCATCACTTCCGAATTCCCTTTAAACAATCCGAAATCAAACTGACAGTTCTTTTAGACTGAACAATCTCATAGTGATTACGGTCAATTGCATAATAGTCAACATCATCTCGACTCATCATTGATTCCATTGTGACTACGCCATCATTCTTTCCTGCTATTAAAGGAACATCTCCAGTTGTTGTAATCACCTGTTTCCATGGAATTACAATCTTAATCTTTCGTGACTCTGTGATAAATCGACTGTTAGGAACGATATCTGCAAACAATTGATATTGTGGTGCGATCCATCTTCCCCAGTTTGCAACTTCTGAACCATTGAAAGGAGTTGCAAGCGAAACCGCAAACGAAGAGTTGTATGCAAATTCTTCCTGTAAATAAATTCCGTAGATGCCTCCTAGAGAATGCATAATATAAAATAACTTGTCATTAGGACGCATTTGTTCTCTCAACGTTTCCTTTAGAAAGTCTAGGTTCTCTTTTGCAGTTGCATCCTTGGAATTGTAGTTAAGGTATATTGGATTCTTTGCATTAATGTTCTTTTGAATAAACGCAAAGGTTCTTTCAGTTGCAGTTGCACCGTGAATGTAAACAATTCTCATCTCTTAAACAACTCCCAAAATTTTCCAAGAAGTATTAAAAGACCTCCAAAGAATGACCATACAACTGCTGAACCAAAACCCTCCGAATACCAAAGAAATGGAATTGCGCCTAACCATACAGTTTTTGCAAGATAACTTTTCCAATTCCAGAGTATGTAAAAGGCTCCATCCCAACTAATCATTTTATCAGGTTTTTCTGGGCCAAAATCCAGTTTAACTTTGGGTTTATCTTTATTCATCCACCAAACCCACCAAACTATGGGAACAAAAAGTATTAGGAACGCTGTGAGTTCAGACATCGAATTATTCTTTCCCTTCTCTCTGAATACAGATACCCTGCATGTCTAAAGGATAGTATCCTTTTTCTCCACCAGCTGTAATTGCGAGTTGTTCTCTGTTTGCAAAACATTCATACATTGTATTGTATGTTCCTACGTTTGTTGCGACTACTTCATTTTCCATTAAGATTATAAACACTAATGTCCACATTAATCTTTTACCTTTCTCCAAGCATCTTCAAATCCCTCTAACCATATCTCCATGTCTTCTCCTGCATAATCATACCAGACTCTCTTAAAATATCCATCTGCAGAATCCATGATAGTATTATGAGGGGCGTTAAGATGCCCCTTGACTAACCAGAACAGGCGATATGCTTCTTTTTTCTCCATAAAGGTATTTAGATATTTTGCCCCCAAAAAAAATTTTTGAAAAACACCTTTTAGAAAACTTGCAGACTTTTTAGAGGCGTGTCGGGTGACTATATCATCCCCGCAAGATTTTCTAGGAGTCCCATAAATTTAAAGTTACACTCTAAGTATTTTCGAAAGATGACAAATAAAAAAACCCTTAGAGAATCCTTGCAGACTCTCTAAGGGCAAGTTACCATTATCTAAGGAGATATTTCAGTCAGTTCCTAATACTACTTAGGTAAAATATCATGCACCAATGGTCAAGTAATAGCCATCAGCACTCACAGTCACATACTCATCTTCACTACTCATTATTCTCAATTCACTACCTGTAAAATGAATACAGGCTTCATTCATGATGTCGAAATCCTTTGAGAATATTCTAACATTCTCTATAGGATCTTTCCAATTCTCCATACCAACTGTCAGTTCATCAAAGGCTTCTGACAGAATGGATTGTCTCTGCATATCAAAGACAGTATTCATATCTAACTCTCCTATTAACCCATAGTTCTCACTAAGCGTCCAACATCAGAAACTCTCCAGTATTTCTCAGAAGACTTCTTTTTTGTCTTCTTGTCTACAACGGTTTTCATATCCCAACCATCAGTATCCCAATAGTCTCCAGTTGAACACCAGTTACGAAAGGCTGAACACTCAGTCTCATTTACCATACATGTGGCAGCTAGAGGACAAGTATCACAAGGACAAGACTTTACATTCATTGGCCCTAAGATCTCTTCAATTCTCTCAGAGAAAACATCAGAGAAAGTATCAGGAACACCTTTCATAGCTTCAGCATCTATCCAAATTTCATGAGTCATACATTTACCTTTCTAAGAACATTTAAATTTATCTGAATCATCATCAGCATAGTTAATATAACAGCTTGTCAAGAAGAAGTCAAGCACTTTTTTTTATTTTTTCCAATTTTTTTTAAATAATTTTTCTTCTTGAGCATATGCAGATATCTCCCAAGGCTGTGTCTCGTAGTCACAGGCAGAATAATTGCGGCCTTTGTACATATATCCGTCAACTAATTCCTTTTTGATAAATTGTTTCGCATGTACCATTTCATGGGCGAGTGTCTGCATCATCTGGTTCATATCTCCAGACTTCCAGATATCGATATAGACAACTTTCTCAGTACCCCAACAGAGTCCAAGACAATCATCTAAATCTTTTCGAAAACGGATTTGAATAAGGCGGGAATAATATCGATTAATACCTAGATCTTTTTCTAGATCTTTTACATATTGGTATACTTTTTCAGAGTCTTTAATACGTCCTAATGCAATCAGTGCCATACAGAGAATTCTCTAACCAAACAATATGCATATTTTCGCATTTTCTGAGAGTACTGTCAAGCATTTTCTGAAGTTTTTTTCATGAATTTTTTCGATAATTCTTACAGATATCATCGATATTATCTATGATTTGTTTCGAAACCCTCAGCGGCGAGCAGAAATTTGCTCTGCAGATTTAGACCAAGGGGGTAAAAACTTGTAGCCTTCATATTTCTATGGTTTCTGCAACAGATTCAATGGTTTTTTGTGGGTCTTTGTGGGAAACCGTGGGATTTTGGAAGTACTTTTCTAGTATAATCCGAAGATTCTTGGAAGGCAATTCATTAATATACAATGTGATACCAGTCCTAAAAGGATTCCAAATGCTAAACATTCTTCTCTATTGCAGTATTCTAAAAACGTTGACAATTTTTCCATGACTTTTACCTCTGAGTTCTATTTATAACTCTTTCAGGTTAACTGCATATATGTCCATGAAAGACTAAAAACGACTATCAGAAAACTCAGTAATTCTGTCTTTGTAATGATTCGATACATCTCCTTATCCTATTGTGTTAATATATCCATTTCGATTAAATAAATCTGCAGGATTGCACTGTGGCTGACTCCTACAATTTCTTATATTATGTTCCCATTGTAATGAACTCGGCATCCAGTCAAACTCTGGTAATTCTCTATTAGATTCTGATGAGGTTGTACATGATACCATTATTAGTGGTAAAAATAGGTATAGTTTTTTCATAGCATTTCTCCTTGTGAAATATAGAGCATACTACGAAATTACTCTTATTTTAGTTTGATTATAGTTGTGTTAAATTGTAACTTCTACGAACTTTCTTCGTGATTTACTGAACTGCTTAGAGGGTTTATTAAATCTCAGTAATTCTTTTGTACCTTGTTTAATATATCCTACACATTGTCCATTCTCAAAAGCATAGATATGATTAGGATATTCCCACTCTGTAATCTCTTTTAGAAATTTCACTTAGTCTCTTCCTTAGAATCTACTGGTTTCTCAGTCACTGTACTCAATCGGGTATCGTTATAGACATCTAATGAATCTTTCCTTGACTTTTTAGAATTAAAGATTTTGTCCCAATTATCATCAAATGTTTTTTGATTTACAGAGCGTGGACGTTGTTTACTTCCTTTACTCATTCGATACCTCTATAAATTTACCATCTACAATTTTAAACACACCATCTAGTCCTGTGCTTCGAATGTACTGTCTACCACCATCAATCATTTTATCATCAATGAAAATACAATCGTGATGAGAAGACGAATAGTACCAATGATTGTCTGAGTCTTTTATCATGCCAAACTCAAAATCTTCTACAATATCAGCATTACAAATCATCATTCTATCGTTCATTCTATCGTTATATAATCCAAAGTAACGATTACCGAACTCAGGATGTGGAGTAGACCTATAGTAAACATCTACCGGCACATCACTTGCTTTCAGATCAGTGGTACACACATACTGTACAGGAACACCGTCCTTTTCTGAGTAATGTGATTCTACTTTGTCAATGTTAAATACATTTGCATGTTTAATGTCCATTAGAACTCCTCTAACCATTTTATTGCACGTTGCAATACTTCTACGGACTCTTTCAGTTTACCAATTGCAGTATTACAATTATCACAAGTCCAACCTCTTACTTTTCCAGTTTTATGACAATGATCAAGTCTTGCATATGAACCATCTACAGTATCATGACATATAGGGCAATCCAAAGACACTGGTCTACTATATTTCTTTGCATCAATTCTGTTAATAGAAACTTTCTTTGACCTACACTCTCTACATGATGGGCGTCTGACTTCACGAAACTTTGTGTCGGATGATGCATCAAAGAACCTTCGATTTACTTCAAATTCTTCAATATGTTTTTCTATCTTACAATCTCTACATACTTTAGATACAATCTCTATCGATTCACCAAAAACATCTACGACTTGCATCTACTCATCATACTTTATTTTTTCATCTTCTGGAAAGTCTGCAGCATCAACTTGAAAAGAAGGATATCCATACGGCAAACTTCCATCAGAAACTGAATTGAGTTTACTAGGGGCACGATCCCAATCAATCTCAGAATTCTCTGCACGTTTCCGTAACTCATGGTGTTCTTTGCAGACTGCTTCGAAAGTGTCCCATAATTTCGAAAACTTCACATCATACAATTCTTTAATACCAAAGTAACGATTCATTAGTGCATCCTGTACCTTTGAATCCATTCCTTCCCACTCAGGGGAATCTACGAAGTTGGATGTAACGACATCAATATCATCGCATACATTCCAACAACTCATTATATCTTGTTCTAAATCAAATATCTTCATGTTTCATTGCACTCTCTAACTGTTGAAGGTAGATTTCAAACTTCTCAATCATTCCTTGTGCAGCATCCACCGCACGTTCATCACCCATTTCTTTGTATGTCTGAATGTTACTTTCACACGCAGCGATATATCCTTGGAGTTCTGAAATCATTCCTTGCATTTTTCGATCTTTCTTTGTTACTACTCTCTTATTATAGAGAAAGTACTTCACAATGTCAAGCACTTTCTCGTAGTTTAAGGAATAAAATTTTACGGGCGTAACCGCAGGGCGGTCACAGGCGGTCAGGTCAAATTGACAGAACCCATTGATCTATTCTCCCCAGAGTCTTGAAGAACAAGATTCTCAGTAGAGTTAGATCCCCCATTATGTTTAGAGACTATGTGTCCTCTATCCAAGTTGTTTAGGTCACGAACAGAAATACGATTTCCTTTTGAGTCTTTTCGATTGTTCGTTTCCCATACGACTTCTTTCTGTGGCATTGGCATTGAAAGAGCTGCATCAATAACGATGTTGTCACTTTTCAAATGTTCCTCATTTTCGATGAATTTTTTGCAGAGTAATTCTACTCGACAACGAATAAACTCCTCTTTGATTTCAGAACATGCCCAGAAGAAACCATTCGGTACTTTTGTGGGTGTTGGTAGTCTTACCCCATTTAAATCATGAGTAATGCGTCCATCAGGATCTTCTCTCATTGATTTTTGTGCGGCATCATACTCTTTCACAAAACCTTCTACATCTTTTATTTTCCATAGGGGGGTCGTAATATCCGCATACACTCGATTGTCTAGTTGATAACGGAAATAGATGTAGTTTCGTACCATTACATTGTTATACTGTTTTGCAGAAGTCATGGTTTTCATTCCCATTGCAAATTCACGAAGATAACGTCTTACTTGATCTACTTGGGATTTTGTCACATTCTCCATACCAGAAAACATGAGTTCATGAGCACCGATTTTTGAAGAAGATGGTTGTGTACCTTTCGCAATCCAGTAAAACACTTCTGACAAGAACAATTCGTGTCCTGCAAGTTCTTCACTATATGTTTTCCCAGAAAGACTTTGTAATGCAGTAATTGCAACTTTGTCTTCAAGAATTGATGTTAATTGACGGCGATACGTTGAGAACCAGAAACGTGTAATCATTTTTTGCCATTCTGTCCATGGGTATCCTTCATTTTTCGCAATCAATGCATTTACGAGTTCTTGAATATCTCCCTCTTCTGCAACCATGTACAACAATTCGATATTCATAAATGCATCTTGAAGAGATTCATGCAAATCTTGATAAAGTTTTCCTTGTGCAAACTCCACAATTTTTCCATTCTCATCTACAATTGGAATATCTGTAGCACCAAGAGGAAATTCGTTGTTGATAAACGGAACAATCGCATTTAAAATTCGGTTTTGTCCGTCAATGATATAGTTTTCAACACCACCGGCAACATCTTTTCGAATTTCTTCAATCTCCTGTGCAAGAGCAGTTTTTCGTTCTTTTTCGATAGTGCGGTCGTGATCGTTGATTAATCCTTGCAATAGAAGGTTCGCAGGCACAACGATAATTTTGTCCAAGAATTCCAATCCTTGAATTACAGTGTTGAGATAGGACTGCCTACGATGGTTGTCCCATGCATCTGTTTGTAGTTTTCGTTGAAGTAATCCTGCAGCAGTTGATAATACTGCATATGAAGTGTTGTCTCCAGCTTCATCTTTTATTGGTGATGCAAGTTTGTGTAAATCACCAACAGTAATAGTTTCCAGAAAAAATCTAGTTTTTTTTGCGAATTGTAGCTTTGACATCGCATTCTCCTTTTTAATAAGCGTCTTCGATATTCGATAGACTGTCCAAATACTTGGATATTTTTTTAGGTCGTTACCAAGTTTATCGACTCAAAGTGTGGGGGGCATTGCACCCCCCTAGTTTTTTATTATTATGCAGCTTGTGCAGCCAATGCCCTATAACCAGCAGCAACAACTGAACGAGGTGGAGTACCAAGACGATAGAAAGTCTTAGTGCGTCCCTTAGTATCAGTGTGCTGGTTTGCAAAAATTGCAAAACCCTTCATACGAAGGCTAGATACTGTTGCACGAGCATTTCCAACCTTGAATTGGTTTTCAATCTGAGCAGCAGTCAAACCTTTATCATTACTACGAAGAGCCTCAAGGACTCGATCTTGTTTTGTCACAACATTTGCATTAGCCATGTTTTACATTCTCCATGTTTTAGTTTAAGAAATACAGTTAGTGATTAACTGTTATAGACAGTATAACACAAAAAAACACTCTTTGTCAAGAAGTTTATTCATTAATATACTGAATTATTTTAGACTTTACTGTTCCACCAGCAAGTCCAAGACTGACAACATACGATTCAGCATCATCATATGAGTCAAATATTACAGGCACCATGTTAAAGTCACATCTGCCAGTATCTTCGGTTATATACATCCAAGTATCCTCTCTATCAGAAGGATTAATCATAACAACATATCTATTATCATTTGACATTTTCTTTACCTTTTAGAAATTTGTACAGTTTTACATAGTATGCAAAACTTTTTGGATAATGTACAGGATTTGGATGATGAGGAAACATCAGTAGAAATTTTTTATATTCTAATTCTGCTTCCTCATTCGACATTATACAATCAATCCACTAGTCTGTTCTGTCCACGCCTTTTGGACATCTTCATTCGCTTCTGTAATGAATACGGCATGACGAATTTTCATTTCTTTAGGGTCTGAAATACCAGTTGCAGCAATACCATGTGCGAACCCCATGTTTTGATTTTCACCAAACACAATCATTCTGGGATTACTAAGAGTAATACCAGTGGCATCATCTTCAACTAATCGTCCAATAAACTCACCAACAGGTGTCACTACAGTGATAATTTGATTTTTTTCATAACTCATTTTAGTTTCCTTTAAGTATTTAATCTTGATTGGGTTTGCATTCTCTCTTTTAGATAAGTTTGATAGTGAACCCATTCACCATCTTTGATAAATCCCCATTCTTTCTTCTTACCAAATCGAAAGAACAGTGTCCATGCCGAACCACCTTGAGGAATTTCCAAATAGTGCAGACTTCCTGCCTTTGAAAATCTCATATGTCCAGGCCCTCTCCAAAACTTACCTTCTGGAGTGTGTTCCCAATAACCACCTTTTAGGATGATGGTAAAATAATCCCATGGATGGTCATGAAAAACTGGTTCATCGGATAAAACTATTTTGTGTAGATAAGCGTTAAAAGGAACTTTTCTTCCCTTTGAAAAATTATCTACTTTATCTCTAAACAACAAATGCCAGCGATGCATATATGGTGTAATACCATCTCTGTCATAGATAATTCTTTTCCTACCGAACACTTAAGTCTCCAATTCAAATCTTACGTTTATATTACACTAAACATTATGTAATGTCAATATGTTTTTATAAAATTCTTTCGTATGCCCATTCTGGTGTGTCTGTTCTACTCTTACCATTTACTACACCATCTGCACCAAAAGATGCAGCCCAACTATTTGGTTTTAACTTTGGTTCAATACCAGTCATACCAAGAACATAACCCGCCGCCTCTGATGCAGCACAATTAGAACCATGTTGTGGATTTGTATTAATGTCCAAATGTATTTCAATATCAAACTCATCGATAAAAGGTATTACTTGTGTATATAATTCACATACCTTTCTCACTTCGTTTAACATTCTCATTTTAGGTCTGTCTTTCTTTAAATCATAATCATCTTCATATGATATATTAGAGAATATCCGACAACCACTGTTTCCATTCATATGGACAATACACACTGCAGCGTATCTGGCCTTTTTCTTTCCTTTTTTAGTAAGAAAACGAACACTGTCACACCCTAGATATATCTTTGTTCGATTATCTAGGGTGGATAACAGTTCTACCATATCCTCTATTTGAGTTGCTGATAACATTATTGTAACATGGCCCTTAAATTAAACGACATTGTTATTCTTTCATCACCAGTATGTTCTGCAACCCCATGTTCATAATCAGCGGGGAAGATTGCAACATAACCATCTTTACCGTTATACTGAACCTCATTATTAAAATTTGTTGGTGAAGCTTCAGTATTTTTTACATATAGAACACCAGATAGTTGTCCAACATGAGTATGCATCGGATTTATGTCACCAGTATTTGCATAATTAATCCAAATGCCCCAATCATAATGATCTTGAGTTCCATAAAAAGAAACTCTATGGCGTAAAATTTCTAACCTTTCTCCCATACTCTTTTTTAGTAATGGTGGAAATGTTTTTGCAATATACAACTTTCCAAGTGTAATCAAATATGCCTGTGTAAAAGAAGACTCCTGTAAATGTTTAGGAACACTAATTTGATAACTGTTTAGTCCAGCATTAACATGTTCTAATAATATACTTAACTCATGATCTTTAAACTTTCTACAATGTTCAGTCCACTCCAGTAATTCTTGGTGTATCGCAGTTGGAAGTTTACCAACAAAAACTGGAGTATTTTCTAAGAACTGAAAACCTTCATAGATGTTTAACAGATCCTTTACAGATTGTTGTTTCATTACATACCATTTTCTGGATACTTTTCTGGATCTTGTGCATCCTCATCAACAACAACTTCAGCATCTTCCACTATAGTTTCGTCAAGGTTTTCTGGATTGACAAATACTTCCTTTTCAATTTGTGTCTCAGAACCGTCAGTTTTCACCATATTAATTTTAGCGGATGGTTGCGGTGCCATTTGCATTCCCTGAGTTCTCATTGCATGAGCGATCATTTTTCTAATCCGCCTTTCTTGCAATTTTTGGTTGTTTTCAGCAACTTTTAACGCAAGCCGATGTTTTCTGCGTTTAGTGTTATGCAATCCATGTTTTTTTGCCCTTCTTGCAACACCAGCTCTATCTTTTAGTTTATACATTTAATTCTTCTCCAAGTTTTTTAATTCCAAGTGCCCAATTTTCTGCAGCATCCTCTACATAGTTTATAGATTTTTGCGGAAAATCTTCTGTGAAAAATAACAATCCTTCATTGTCAAAATATTTGATAAGATTGATATTTTGTACAAAATCGATATGCACTTCTGCATATCCTTTTTGATTATCAGCGTAATAGGTAGATATTTTTCGTGTTTTCATTTTTTTCTCCCTGTATAAACTGCACATTGTGCATAAAAAAAGGGATGCAAGATTTTCTCTACATCCCTTTGTCTTTAATTCTTATTCTTACTCGTAATCCGATTCATCATATCATTAAATTCATTGGGATCTATTAACCGATCTCTATTTTTTTCAAAATGGTTATCTAATATTTCTATCCTAACTAACTCCATCAGAGTTTCCGCAATTTGTCTTTTTTCCGGCGAACATGAAGTCAAATATATTTGTAATTCAGGTTGTGATGTACAACTCCACAATTCGTCCATTATACCATGATATTTTTTTGGTATGTTATCGACTCTAAATTCCATACTAGTCTCCTCATTCATATTTATTACCATTTTGCCCGATAAAATATATGAGAACCAATACGTCCAATACGATCTTTTTTAGTTGACCAATATGGTTTCACATAGGTAGCGTGATAGTGAGTCGCACCCTCAGTCAATCCACGATATGAACCAAGATAAAAATCTCTTGCAAATTTTCTAGAGCGATCCCATGCAGTGATATCACTTGGAACATCAGATTTTCCATCACAATACCAAGAGAACTGACAACGATTTCGAACCATTACCATTTTATCAGGATTTTTCCAAGATGGTTTTTTTTCACCTTGATAAATAACATCACAAATTGTCTCTGGAAAATGTTTATGATTTACTCTGTTTTGGACAACATCACTGACAGCCATTGCATCAGCGAGTGAAACTGCCCGTGTTTCCCAATATATATTAAGTGCAAGACACTCAATGGATGCAATATCATCAACAGTCATCTCTGTTTTTTCGTCCATGTGTGTCGCTGCGGATGCGACTGAGAGCATACTAACAACTATAAGTCCATTTAATGCAATAGTTGCAGTATTTTTAATTTTTCTTCCGAATTGTGTAAGCGCCATGATGTGCCTCTTCCCATATTAAATCATCACCAATATCCCAACCCATCTGATTTAGTAATTCAGTAGGTAGGGGCAGTACAAGGTTTCCTTCATCGTCTTCTTCTAATTGTACTGACTTCAACTCTTCTTCTTTCGCCCGTTCTTCTCTAAGACGGCGGCCCATATAATCCCAATAAGATTCTCGCCGGATATTGTCAACCATTAACTAGGGTCTCCCTTCTTTACATTTTTATATGGCACAAAATTATTACCATTTAGTATGAGACAACCATATCCATTTGGAAATACCGCAATAACACTATATGAACCTTTCTCTGGATTCATTAACCAAAAAGTCTCAACTTTAATCCACTGTCCATTTAATAGTCTTATAGTTGATATTGAACTACCTAGTGGGAGTTCTCCATATTTGTTTTGAACCAATTCGAATAGATAATTTGATTCAGTATCACAAGATTGCATGGTTACTAATGGTGTTGGTGTTGGCCTCGGTGTTGGTTGAATCTCTTGTCCGTTTGCAATCCCTGCTGTCATAAAGAGCAGGGGTAACGCTAATACTGCTCTTTTGAACATCTTGATACCTCTCTGTAGGGGGAATACCCATCTAATATTTATGCGGCATCATATTCCTTATATGAAACCACATCGAGAAGACGGTTTACCAGTTCACGACCATAGTCTGTAAACAGAATACCTTGGTTGTATACCCAATGTTCCACATCTTGCGAATGATAAAACTCTTCACTTTGAGTTAACCAACGAAGTGCAGTTTCTTCATCACCAGCACCCATCTCAATTGTATTCTGCACTAGAGATTTAAACTCGGCCAAAGCCTTAGACTTACGAGCCTCATCACGCTCAACTTCACGAGCAACCTCTTCGGATAACTCATCAGCCCACTGATTAAGTTCATCCATAGTCATGGCGTCCCAGTCGTAGCCACGAGGCCGGAAACCATATGCATCTTTATGTGCATCTGAGATATAACCAACTACTTGATGCCTCTTATAATCTTCAACAGTAAACACGCCCATCTCCGCCCAATGTGCAGGATCGGTAACAGTGGTAGTATACCACTCTGCACCATCGGCCTGACACTCTGCAACCCACTTGGCATTTTCGGTTTCGATGTATTGTTGAAGTTCTGTCATAACTTTCTCCTAGTAATCAATCGGGTCTTCATTATTATCATAACGAATTGGGTCGAAGTTGTCAAGCATTTTTTCACTATTTGACGAAAAATAATCTTCCCAATATTCAATGACGTAATCTTCGAAAAGATCTTTATTAAAATGGCTATACTTCTTAGTAATCCATTCTTGGATATCATCGTATACCATTTCTTCTAGTGTTTTTTCGATAATACTCATCGCACCATTCCTTCTCCGATACCATCAAGATAGATCAGGGACTGTTCTTCAACCCAAGCATCATATGCTTCTACCTCTACCAATTTTTGATTAAGAAGGTTTTCCAGAGTAGTAAGTGCCATGCGTTTTTCGTCACTTGCACCTTCTTTAAATGCAATGATTGCATTTTCTAAAACCTCAACTTCTTCAAACATACCAAAAGTCATGTATTAACTCCCACAAAAAAGTTCTAAATTTCCATCATCTGTCATATCAAAATTTTCAATGAAGATATGATGGGTATCACCAGATTTTTCAACTGCCTCATTGGCAGCACGATATAAATCTAACCAAGTATTTCCTTCAACCTTAACTTCCAGTCCTTCATAAAGAACATAACGAGTCTTGGCTCTGAGAGGCATCTTTTCATTACAACTATTGATATGGTCGTAAATACTCCAACGAGCAGTGAAGTCATTTGCATCCTTTACACCATCCCAATATTGCATTTGACGTTCAAAAGGTAATTGACTTAACATTATACAAACTCCACATTATTTTCGAACATGTCGAAAGCAGATACGAAATCGATCTCCCCATTAGGGAGTTCAACAGTAAATTGAATATCGGGGTGTGAACCGAATTTAACACGGCGGTCAACAACCGTGTTTCCTGAGATTGTTGAAGCAGTCCAAACTGCGTCCATGAAAGATTTGAGTTCTGGAGTAACTGTCATAACGAATCCTTTTTTATCAACCTTACATGTATAATATAAGGGTTTTCGAACCAAATGTCAAGCTTTTTCTTCAAAAAAGAATCGTTAAAAATCAATGACTTATGATTTTTTTTGATCTTTTTTTCGAAAATCTTTTTCCCATGGAAGAGGGATTCTTTTCCCTCTTTTTTTCTCTTCAACAACATGAGCACTCATGTATGCAAAGAATCCCATGACAATCACTAAGAAAATAGAGAAAATTGTCTCTAAAATTTCCACAGTTAGATTTCCTCAAATCCAACTGGAGCAACACGGTACTTTGTAGTACCCATCAACATCTGGTCACCAACACTGGTTGAACGCAATCCCATGTGAGTCTGGTGTCGTTCACTCCAATGTAGAGGAGCCATGACAGTAACATCATCATTGTAATCTCCATTTTTTTCTCCTCCAAGAAACTGTTCTTTGATACTCCAAGAACCCATTACATTGTTAGTCCAACGATACGCATACTCAAGCGCTTCTGTATCTGTTCGTTCACCAACTTCTACAAACGCTACTGTTTGTGGCGCATCTTCAAAGGCGGTATGTATTACTGCAACTTGCATTATTGTATTTCCTCTTTACGATAAACTTTAACTGCACCATCTTCATACATGACAGTAACTAATTCGTCACCATCCGCATCAGTATGAAGAGATGTTACTTCACCATTCACTGTCCAGTACCCATAATCAGTAATGATAGGGGCACCAATTTCCAACTCTTCGAACATCACATTCATTATGATACATCCAATTCTGCATATGTTACTTTGGGAGATTTGCGGATCTTGTGAAAGAACTTTTTTGCCTGTTCATACGATTCAAATGAATAGACATGGGAGTACTTTCCGTAGATTTTGTATATCACTTTGTACATCATCATTCCTTTATCAACCTTACATATATAATATAAGGTATTTGAACCCAAATGTCAAGCTTTTTGAAGAAAAAAGATCAAAAAAAAGTCCTTGAAAAACAGGGACTTATAATTTTTTTTAAAAAAATGTTAAATATTTACACTAACACCACATCCACAAGAACTCTTTGCTTGTGGATTATCTACTACTAACATACTGCCTGCTAGACTTTCTTGATAGTCAATAGTACTACCTAATATATACATTAAACTATGACTATCTACTACAAAGACTTTACCATCTGATAATTCTATAATTTCATCTAAGTCTTTTATGGGTTCTTCACTACCAAGTTTCCAAAAGTACTCAAATCCAGCACATCCACCACCTTGCATTCCAAACATTATATGTGTTTCATCGTTTTTGATTAGGATATTTAGTAAGTGGGTCTTTGCACTTTCTGTAATTGATAATACTTTCGTCATTTATTCTTCTTTCTTAGTTTTTCTCGCAACGAGTCCATTTCACTACTGGTGTCCTTTTTTTCGTTGCTCTTTTCCACTTCAATAGATTGCTGCCGCCGTAAGGAATGAATATAGTCTGTTTCGGTGAGTCCTTTTCTAAGTTCTGCAACTTTTCGTTTAATATCTTCTGTTCTTTCTTGAAGTCCATAGGCTGGTTCACTTCGTTGTTGCTCTAAAAATTCCGTCCCAATCTTCTGGGAGATCTTGCGTTGACATGAAATCACAACGTTCCATCCACATATCGTAATATCCATCCATTTTGCCATCAAATTGTCCTTTCAATAACTTGCACAGTTCTATGGCCTTGTCGAACTGTTTTTTTCTATAAAACTTTAACATATTTCTATGTACTAATTTATACTTTGACCAATCGGCATGTTCACCATCTAAAACTGTGTAGATCGGCAAACCAATACTTTTTCCTTTTACCGCAAGGTCGTCCAATTTTAAATAAAAGAAATCTTCTTTAGTTCTTCTATATGTTTCTGGGCCGATGATCAACAGTACACCATATGCCTTACACTGTCCCTCTAATCGTGCAGTAGTAGAAACCGAATCACCAAGAACATCATAACTATATCTTTTAGTCGAACCCATCTCTCCAATATAACCAACACCAGTATTAATACCAGCACCCATACCAACTGGTGGTCTTCCATCTGCAACAAGTCTATCATTAAATTTCTCAACCGCCTTCAACATTTCTAATCCTGTTCTTACAGATGTATGTGCATGTGATTCATCATCAACTGGTGCGTTATGAATATGCATAGATGCATCACCAATATACTTAATTATCATTCCGTTATTTTTTAAGACTGGTTCTGTAATAGCATCCATGTATCCGTTCATTATTTCCGTCAGTCCCTGCACATCATCACCAAAAGATTCTCCTAATGGAGTGAATCCTCTCAAATCAGAAAAACAAATACTAATCTCTCTTTTTGTACCTTTCTTTACAAGGTCTGGATTTTCTTGTAAAATTTTAACCACTGCCGGTGATGCATAACCTTCAAATTGTTTCTTGATAGCCTGTTTCTGTAAGAACTCATCCAAAAACTTTACAACATATCTACTAAGTCCAACTAATAATAAAATTGCAGAAATAGTAGCACCATCGATAAGTAGATTCTCTGTTCTAAATGCATATATCGACCCACCAACAAACCCCACTACAGATACAGCATAAAACCCTAAACCAATATATGTCCACTTTGATAATAATATAATAAGAAGTCCTGCGGCCACTAATGCAGTAATTTCACCCCACGCCTTTGCGTCTGGATGTCTTACTATATTGGACTCATTGAAAACAGTTCCTAACATCGCTGCCTGTATTTCGTGTGGCCACACTCCACCTTTCGCAGTAGAAATTGGTTGTGTGACTCCAGATGCACTAACTCCAACAAATACAACCGCACCATCAAAATTATCTGGCAAATCTACAACACTCGCACTTCTATATCCCTGCGACCAATCAATCCAAACTTCTCCCAATTCATTTGTTTGGATAGGCCCATATTGTGGTATTCTAAGTTTATCTACCCCTAATGGTGATAACTTAATTTGGAAGGATTTGTCGCCGGCAAGTACTCTCAATACTTCCATCGTCAAACTAGGATATAAGACACCACCAGACTCAAAAACTAGTGGAGCTCTTCGTGTAACACCATCAATTTCTGGATAAGTATCAACTATCCCTGAACCAAGTGCATAAGTTTCAAGTAATTCAATATTAGATGTGATGCCAGATACACTTGGAATGAGATGCATAAACTCAGAATTAATAATTCCAGCGCCAGGGTTGATCGGTTCATTTTTATTCTCCTCAGATCCTATAATACTCAGAATGACTGGATTTTCCATCATTGTTCTTGACAGAACTTCGTCCTGTTCAAATCTATCATTTTCACTCATGAGTACATTAAACACAACTAATCCTGCACCTCTGTCGTACAGGTCTTTAATTATATCTGCATATATGTTTCTTGGAAATGGCCATTGTCCATATTGATTGATAGTTGCATCATCAATATTGACTGTGTAGATATTATTTTCTTGGATTGGTTGATTGACTATAAGACTATCGAAGTATCTAAGTCTTAAACTTTCTAATAAATTTGGATTTGTATAGTATCCGTAAGTACATAAAAGAAGTATAATAATACTCCATATGGGAGACAGTAAGAGTTTTTTCATTCTGGCAATTCTCCATCCAATGACTTCCAAATAAACACATGCAATGATGTGTTTACAATTATTAAAGTTACGAAAAATAAATATCCCGCTAAGGTCTCCATTAGTACCTCATTTCATGACTATTTATAAACAAAAACCCGCATTAAGCGGGTCTTGTTTTTAGTTGTAACTCCAATAAATTATGAAGTAAGGAATAGCGAAAGGCAAAGTCATTAAACTCATCATTTGTAGTAATTCGCAGAATTTACACACTTGTTCATTCTGTTTCACTTCTTCAAACTTTGTATCAATGATCTTCGCAGCCCGCTCGAACGCAACTGCTGTAGTCATTATAGCCTCCAAGTATGAAATGATACATGTGATTGATATAATCACGAAACATATTTATAAAAAAAACAACCTCAATTGTTTCCGTTTATAGTTACCGAGCATCCCGCCGAATTTGTACAATATCCTGTAACACTATAAGAGCCTGGAGATGAAGTTACATTTTGAGTCAAGTTTAAGGTATATGCGCCCCCAGAATTAGTTAAATCTATTGCCGCTGTTGCACTTTGACTGCCTCGTTGTTCAACATCTACTGTGTGACCATCACCTGTTAGCACGATGTCTGCCCATTTTTGCCCATCATTACCTCTTTGATACAGATCTACTGTGTTGCTGTCGCCCTGTATCTCTACAAAACCATCATGTCCAGCCTTACCCATTTGTATATGTTCTACTGTATTACTATCACCATTTACTATATTTGCTAAGTGGTGTGCTGCACCACCGCCACCACCTCTATTGGTATCTGTTTGATAACTTGCAACTGTATTTCCATCGCCCGTTACAGTCCAATATGCCTCATGCCCACCAGTTTCGTCACCATCATATGTGTTATCATCGTGGATACCTTGCCGTATAGTAATGTCATTATTTGGCCCTGTAGAACTTAGATTGATATAATTGTTTTCACTGCGCTGTTGAATATCCAAAGTAAGATTGTCTCCACTTTGAGTAATGTAAATTTCATTACTACTGGCTTTGGATGATATCGATAGTGTTAGTACCAACACCAAGGCGGTAATCGTATACTGCTTCATCTCCTTGCTCCATGTTTATTGTGTATCCGTTTTCTTGATGCAGTTTCAAATCTAGTCTTTGAGTAACACCAGAATCTTCTCTTATAATTCTCCACATAGGATTAAGATCTTCTATGGTGATTCTTGTCGTTTCATCATACCCATAAACTCTCTGTGCAAAAAATTCTTCGTTCTGTTTATCTAATTCATCTCTAAATATTTCTGCAAGTGCCAAATTTAACTGATCTAACATATCGTGTAATAGTTCTTGTAGATAATAATTAGAATCGTGCAATTCAGTTACCCATATATTTTTAATATCATCAGTTAATGCATCTTGATCTAAATCATCAAATTCAAGAAAATCTATATCCAGAAAATCAAACATTTTTCTGGCCTTCCTCATAATTTCTTTTTCTTCTTCCTCATAAGGTGACTTTTTTCTTAACATTAATAAATTATTAATATCGCCTTCAGATATATCTAGTGTAATTGGCGGTAATGGTTTCGACCACATACTTTTTACGATAGTAGATTGAAAGGCCTGAGTCATTATAACAAACCCTGTATCAGTTTCAACCAAAATTTCACCAGTGACACAATAACCATCTATATCACAACTTGGCAGTAATGTAATCATACTGCCGCCAATTTCATCAACAACCATAATAAAATCAGTACCCCTTACACTAATCTTTGCACTTGGAGTTCTGATGTTAACTCTTTGTCTACTGTTTGTGGCGATTTTACCACTTGCGTAACGAATAGTGCCTAATGTAGCCCTCAATCCAAGAGAACCAGTTCCACTATTGGGGTCATAAACAAATTCATCTATTAATAGTCTGGTATGTTCTGTCAAATCTACTCTAGTATTATCAATGAAATCTATTCGCATCTTACCACTTTCAGTAACTGCGACATCCATAGACTCAACGCCTATGCCGTAATCACCAATAATAACATCAGTATCTCTTTCCAATACTCCACTTCCACTCAGGTCAGTTATAGTCCCTGCAGCACCATATAGGTTATGTGGAAAACATAACACTAAGAGTAATAAGAAGATGTACCTAAACATCAGTCTCGTTGTGTTATATTAACGTCTGCGTTATCACCAGAAAAAGTGGCGTCAATTAAGTTATCATAAATTCCTGATTGGGAAATTTTAAAATTTCCACCACCACCAGTAATGTCTAATGTAATACTGTGTCCGTTAATATCCCCATTTCCAGTTTGATCTATATCAATGTAGTTTCCTGGCGCACTTGTAGAAAGTCCTGTAGTTGCATGTGTGATTGTACCAGATGCAAGACTTGAAGAAGAATCAACTGTAACAGTGATATCTGCATCTGTTCCGTCCTGTACTAAATCGATTACATTACCGTCACCAGTAATTGTGAAATCTGCAACTAAATTTTCTGCGTCATTGTTCTCGCCGATATACATCTGAAATTGGTTATTATCCCCAGTTGTCGTAATATCTAAAGTAACAGTTTCACAGTTTACACCCGAAGTAGTATCACAAGTCAAGTCCACTGTATTTGTATCTCCAGTAAATACCCATGTTCCTGTATAAGTATTACCTTTAATTACAGCGTCAATTTCATTGAAATTGCCCGTTTGGGTAATATCAAATGTCATTGTATCGCCTTGCAGTATCATATCAGTAGTCGAATCACCAATTTTATTGTCTTGTCCATCTTGTACAATATCTAAGTCCAGATCATCGCCAGATTGTGTAATGTAGATTTCATTAGCGTATACTGGAATAGTGTACAGAAGTGCAAAAATTATTAGTATTTTTTTAAACATATTAGTCCTCTTGATTTAATTCCATTTTCCAGAGTTGTTTTCTTACTCCACCATAAACTAACTCGATCACGCCCTGTTCTATTGCTGCTCTGACAGCATAATTAACAGGTTCATTCGATGAAAAGCCGGTTTCAGTTTCTACGAGTTTTGTACCAAGATCTAAAAATTTAAATATATCTGCCCCACTTCGATAACTTGCAATGGTTTTATCCGTTGCGATACTCATCAACACCTTACCTGTACTAACACTTACTAGTCGCATAACCACAGTAACAGTATCTATTCTATATTCTGTTTGTGCTCCAACTCCCAAGTATCTAGCGCCGACACCGCCTGTCGCCGTATTTGAATCATAACCAACCACTCCCCCCTCAAGGATAAGTCCTGCAAAAATCATAGGACTTAGTGGTTCTGGGCCTCCTGGCCGATCTTTGTCATAGACATCTCTTGTTTGTCTAATCAATTGTCTTTCTTTTATTAAATTGTCCATACCAACACGTTCTACAACTTCAAACCATGTACCATTACCTACATCTTGAAGTGCCTTTATAACCCAAACCTCTGATCCTTGAGTTACTGCAGAACTTAAACTTGCAATATTAGATGCAGATTTTCTTTGTCCAGTCTTATCTAAAAACTGATAAACAGCAATCGTAATTTTTGGCCCATCAATTGGGGGAACCGCCGCAAGACGTTCCTTAATAGGACTCTCCTGCAGTTCTGGAGAAGTATTAACATCCCACAAAGTTTCAAGACTTTTTTGGGTTGCACATCCAGATAAAAATAAAAGAGAAATTATTAATGGTACTAATTTTATCAAAAACCAAACTCCCCTGTTGGAATTGTAATTTCAGTGACACTTCCATCCTCTTCTATGACAGTTAGTGTTATAGTACCAGCAACTGTATCTTTTACCCAAGTTATAGTAGAACCTTCAATGGTTGCTGTTCCAGTATTCGAACAAGCATCCCCACAATCAGCAAACATTGCGTCTACCATCTGTTTAGATAGTGTTGCGTAAATTCTAGATTCGATATTTCTTAGAAACTTTGCCAGAGTTGTATTTTCAAGTTCTCTCTGAATTCTTGCAGCCTCTGCCTCTGCCTCTTTTCTCAAATCCTCTTTTCTATTATGTTGTAGTTGTTCAACACTCAAAACATGAGTAGAATAACCATTTCCATAGTGAAACGCTGGATTCTTAAACCCCCATGTCAGTTCAGAAGCATATAGATTACTGCTCACAAATATTAAACCTATAACTGTCAGTATTTTTTTCATAAGTTTTCCTCTAGGAATTTTCTTTTCGTTTTTTTATAACTTCTTCTACTTCTTCGTCAGATGGGACAACAACTCCCTTTTGTTGTAAAATCATATTTAACTTTGTATTCAATCTAATCAAATCATTGTCTAACATTCTAACCCTATCGATTAGTGCTATCAGAGTCATATGCGATTCTTCGATAACAGGATCTACCTCTTCTGTTACCCAATGCCATATATAGTATATGAAATATCCTAGCCCAAATGCAGCTATGATAGGAAACCCATATTGTCCTATTAATGTTCCTAATTCTAGTTCCATTTTACTCTCTATTTACACCATCATCGCCAGAGATATGACATAGCCAACCCTTTTCGTTCACACGAAAAAGGTCTCCAGGCTTATACAGAAAGTGTTCTTTCTCACTTCCGTCTGCATCTATTCCCATAAGTTCACCTTCCCATTCACCACGAACTTTAAAGTTCCTTCCAGCTTGCTCGATGACATATTCCAACCAAATCATGTCGTAGTATCCTCTGCAACACTTCCAATTTTTTCAAAATAACCGTTAGGCCCAACTTGGTATAAATCGCCAATCTGCAACTCAACATCATCAAGAACAAAAAATTTATCATCTGGATCTTTTGCCGATGTAATTCTAAATCCGTCTTTAAATTTAATTAATAGTAAGTCTTTCCAAAGCATTAATCTTTCCTCGCATCTGTTTGTCCATCAGCTCTTGCGATTCTATTAAGATCTGCAGGCAATAATGGAATGTTGAATGATCTACACATTAGTATATCAATTCGCAAGAGTTCATTATTCATGGTCTTTACTCTATTATCTAAAGATTGTACAAATCCCCTTTGTGTTTTGATATTATCTAAAACACCAGCAAGAATAAATTTTAATGTCAAGAAAACAAAAAATCCCCCTGCGAGAGCAGAGGCAATTGGAAATCCAACATCGGCTACTAAAGATAAAAAGTCCATAAAAGAATCCTCTCACCCCTATTTATGATTTTGATTCATTCTAGGCCAAAAAAAGGCAGTAATTAATACTGCCATTTATAACATTTAACTAAAAGAAGATCTTCTTTTGTCAGATTTGCATCAAGTTATATACCATATTACCAAAGATGCAAGAACAATCCATAAAGAATACTGGAAACCAAACTTAATAAAACCAAATACGATACTAAGAAATATTCCTATAGAAACACCTAACACTGCAAGTATTGATATCACATCAAGTGCCAATTGTAAGTCACCGCCCATTTTAAACTCCTAATCTATGATGATTGGTCTATCCAATCTTTCTATAACTCTTGCAGCCGCTTCAGGCTTATATTTATTGTCATCGTTAATAAGAGATACATCATATCTCACTCTGTTAATTGCATATGCAGTATCCGTAATTTGTCGATTCCCTGCAATATCTTCTGGTATATTTCTAGATGCATCGCCAAGAATTTGTCCACAAGTAAGTAACGAATTACTATGAAAATTGTCCCAATATCCATAAGACATTATATCATCATGTTCTCCACACACATCATTCCACCCATGACCAAACTGTGGAAATATATAACCAGAGTTTGGAAATCCTTGATTTTCTGGGCCGTGGGCAAGTCCTATCGAATGTCCGATTTCGTGTAAATCGGTTTTCCATGTACACGCTGCCATTGAAACAACAGGATACCCCTCATAAAATATAGTGTTGGGATATGCAACACCACAAGTATTTGGGTATGTGGTTCCGGCACCCAACACAATGTCTGCATCGACTTCAGATGCAATCTCTTCTAAACTAAGCAATCCATGATAATGGGATATCCAAATTTCTTTGAGTTCAAATCTAGCAAAGACGCCAGAATCTTCATACAGTTTGTTAAATTTTTCAACTCTTGTATTCCACTTCGCCCACAATCTAGAAGGGTCGTCATTCGGGTCTACATTTAAAATAAGCCCCGGCTCCAAGTCATCATCAATTGTGTGAGGTTCGTATTCAAAGATAGTTAATTCAAAATTAACAATAGATTCATCATCTTCACCATAAAAAATAAATCCTTCTTCTGGTGAATTTCTCGACACCGCATATCCAAGACAATCTACACGACCTTCATGGGCACATCTTGGTTCATCTTCTATAGTGTAAAGGAATTCTTCATCATTTAAAATAATCGTACCTTCACCAATTCTTCCATCACCATAAATTAAAAGTGTATACTCATCGGGAGTTTCAACCCATCCTATTGTTTCTTTTGTAGTTTCATACCACCAATCTAATATAATATCTTCTACTGGTTCACCAAACTGTTCATATGAAACTTCAACCACAACAGGGTTGAATCTATCACCAGTTGGTAAAGTCATTTTAAAAACGACAACTGGTTCCTCATAACCACAATCTTCTGATAACTCTTCTTCTACTACATAAGTTCCGCCTTTACCATCATGATATTCTTGAAACTTAGAGTAGTCTTGACACCAATAATCTGCAACTGGTGTTCCTGCTGGGGGGTGTGTTTCCCCACTACTACATGCACTCAGAAAAAGTGCAAGTACTACAGTATATAATCCTTTCATAAAAATTTATGTCCTAGTAATTAATTCAACAAGATTTAAAGCAACAGAAGTACCAGATATAGAACTGCCTATCATAATTGCCCTGTCGCCCCATTGCATTCCTACTACAACCCATCCTATACTTGCAACTACATATAAGATTTGTCCTACCATTTCAAAACCAGCACTCAGAGAAAAAATACCAAAAACTGCAAAGATAGTAGACATCCATTTAACATACCAGTCAATTGTGCCGACTGGTGTTGTTGGAGTAAGGTCGTCCACTTCACTTTGCAGTTGGGCAAGTTCTTCCCTAAGTCTTTTTCTTTCTTGAGAAAGTTCCATAGCGATTTTTCCCGCCTTGGACATTTGACTTTTTTCAAACTTTTCTTTAATGTCTGATGCAACATCCACATCACTCATAGAACTCACCTATTTTCTAATTTTTTAAGTCTTTCTTCCAGTTCGTCAATCTTGTTAGTCATTTTAGGATATCTTTTACGCCAGGCATCTGGTGGTTCTTGCAACCAAGTAATGTCCCACCTCTCTGCAAGATACGCCATAAAAGTATCGAACTTGGCGTATCCCCATAGTCCCATACGAGTATCTTTGAACCACATTAAAAATGCAGCACCAAAAAGACTTCCTGCAATGCCTGTATAAATCCACAACCTATCGGTTGCCATCCTCTCTATCATTTCCCACATTTGTATTCTCCAATATCTTTAGTACTTTGTCATATCCAGATATTTCGCCTAACAAATGTGATCTAATGTGATCTGGAATTGCCTTTACAAGGGTTTTACCATCTAATTTTTTGCGGTTAAGATCCCTCAATCTTTGTATATCTGCAATCATTTTTGCAGTCACTGTTTGTCTCCTATGGATTCTTTGAACCCTTCCGTATATCTCATATAATATTTCATACCATGGTCATAAGCACCATCAAAAAATTGTCTTTTCTTTAGTGCAGCCCATCGTCCTCTCATCTGATCTTTAAATCTTTGCCATGGTGTCATTTTACGAATATTACCATAAAAATTAATATAATGCAACTCGCCATGATGTTTATAAGTAAAGATTGCAGGCGGCACACTTGGTACTATATCATTATTATTTACCACTCTAATATGACTTGAAATATTAGATTTGCAATATTCACGATTACCAACTCTTGGCGAACCAAATGTACATAAACAAGTTACCGATGGTAATCTGCCGGCGACAATGGTGGCCATCGCACCACCTAATGAGTGTCCAGTTACAAACAACTTTCTATTCTTTTGAAGTGTTTGATTGAATCTTATATCTAAAACCTGTTGTTGTACTAAACTCCATAGTTTAGAAACTTCTTTTTCGAATCCCAAGTGGACTCTTCCTGCAAGAATTGATTTCTTCGGCCATGCTTTAAGGTCTGCCTTGATATCATTGAATTGATCTGGTTCTGTTCCTCTAAATGCGACAATAACATTATCTTCGTTCCAAACTACATATGCTTGGGCGCCTGAATTATCATAATATCTTACATGCGGATATCCCATTTTATAAAACTTAGGGTCTGCTTCGTTTTTTGTTAAATATGCATAACTTGCCGCCTTGGCCATGTCATGCACAGTTAGTGTGTACTCATACATTTTTTGCCTCGTATACTCTATTATGTGTATCATTACACAAAATAAAAGTTGTACATTTACTTAGTCTTTTCAACTTATCTGCACCAACATAAGTACATGCTGATCGCATTCCGCCAAGAATATCTTGAGCAGTAGATGCAACAGTACCCCTGTATGGAACGAGTACCTCTCTACCCTCACTTGCACGATAGTCTTTCAGTCCACCAAAGTGTTTTATGTTTGCTGCATCTGAACTCATTCCATAAAACTTCACAAATTTTTTCACTTCTACTTTGCGTGTACGATTATCTAAATGATCGCCTACTTCATATACAACTTCGTTTGTCTCGTAATACTTATTTATAACCTCTCCACCACCCTCAACATGTCCAGCAAGCATACCGCCAAGCATTACAAAGTCTGCACCAGCAGCAAATGCCTTTACAACATCACCAGCTGTCGTACACCCACCATCAGCAATAATATGCCCGCCAAGACCATGAGCGGCATCAGCACATTCGATAACAGCGGAGAGTTGAGGATAACCGACTCCAGTTTTAATACGAGTAGTACATACACTGCCAGGGCCAATACCTACTTTAACAATATCTGCTCCATTTAAGATTAACTCCTGTGTCTGATCTGCAGTAACAACATTTCCTGCAATAATTACAATTCTTGGATAGTTTTGACGAAACAGTTTTACAAACTCTACAAATCTTTCCGTATATCCATTTGCAACATCAATACAGACATATTTTAAAAGTGTACCGACTTGTTCATAAACATTACGAAACTTCATTTCGTCTGCATCTGTTATTCCAATAGACATGGCAACACATTCAGTTCTTTCTTGCATGTCGTTATCAAAATAAGAAACAAGTTCATTCACTGTATATGTTTTAACGAGACATGTAAAAAGGCCACCCTCTGCGAGTTTGTCTGCCATGTCAAAAGTACCCACCCCATCCATATTTGCAGCCATGATGGGTACACCTTCGTAATGCACATCACTTACATTATCTGGGAAATCTGCAGAATAGTTTCTGTATGTAAACCTTCGTGTAAGGTCAACTTCCTTTCTAGAAGTTAGTGTACTTCTTTTAGGGCGAATGAGGACATTGTTGTAATCCAGTTTTACTTCACTGTCGATTCTCATGCGGTTTCACCAATTGCATGTTCATTGCGCCATTCTTTCAGACTTGCGACAAAATTTACCGCATCTTCCCATTGACGATCACTCAATGATTCCCACATAACATCTTGGAAAAAATCTGAAGATTCGTCATCTTCCCATTCCAAATCATCAAAATTGTATTTTCCATGCAACTCTTTAGGGTATTCTGCAATCACAGCGTCAACGATCTCTTCGTATTCGTCTTCCCACCCATCATATAATTCATCTCCGTCATATACATAGGCCCCTGCAAAATTGGGTGCCTCATCTTCATATGTAAAGATAGTAATCATTTCTGGGTCGAGTTCACTCAATTCTTCTAAAAGATAATTTAATGCACCTTCTGGTGGACTCCATGCAGATTCACCGTTTAAATATCCATCATCCGCATCCATGTCTTCAATATAACTCCATTTGGGCCCGACATGTTCAGTAGTCCAACTATACTGTTCTGTCTCTTCATATGTTATTGAACTGGTAGGGTCTACAAAAATATCTCCCAACCATTGATGGGATGTATCAGTTCTAACACGCCCTAGAATTTCTTTTAATTTTTCTTTTGCTGCATCATTCATCGAATCGAATGTAATGCTCCAGTGTACATGATTTGCCATTATTAATCTCCAAAAGGTCTATCAGTTTTAAAACATAGTACTTCATAGTTCATCGGCTCCCCAAGATTGGAAACAATAAAAGATTTTGCTTCCTCGCATCTCTGTTCGGTTTCGTATAGTTCTTGATCGAAGATTGTAACTTCGCCAGTGGGGCCAGACATTAAGAATACTAAAATCCAATATAAAGGTAATTCAACCATAAAATAATCTCCAAATTTTCAATAACCATAATATATCATTTTATTGGTTATGTCAAGAATATATTTGAGTATTTTTTGAGTTTTTCTTTCTTTTGATGTGCTCTTTCATCAATCTCGTTGAAAGAAACTAAATCAAATTCGTGCAAAAGGTCGATCATACATTGAATATCGCCTATTTCTTCTGCAAGTTGATCTGTTTTATCAGCATCTCTTCCAAATCTAATTATTTTAGATGCAACTTTTTGCAATTCTGAACACTCTTCGATTAAAATTACCAACATTTCAATCTCTGGATCTGTAAGTCTAGGTTTATTCATTTTTTACCTCAATGAAGTGTTTTTGGGCGATTCCTAATTAGATACTCAAGTACTTGAGACCAATATTGGTATCCCCAACTAGATTTATTATTTTCAAATTTTTCAACTATTCTAGCCACGCTTTCTATACGTCTGTCCATTAATTGTTCATATGTCATTGGTTACTCCATTTTTATCCATAATATCACCATTCGTCATTGCTGTCAATATAAATAGTAGAAAATTTTAAATATTGGGCAAAAGATGGCAACAAACTATACAGATTATGTAAATCCAAGTAACTTTCAAACAGTTTGGATTCACCATTTAGGAAGTTCGGATATTGATGGGGCAGTTAATACACTGGTTCCATCACTAACAGTTAACGCAAGCTCTTTAAAAGGAACTTGGTCTTTAGTAGTAGATGGTGTTGTAATATTGAGAAATTATGATTTCGGTTCTAGGGCACCAACACTAACCTTATTAAATGGCAACTCCTATGAGGCTGGAGATGTAATCGACTCTTCATCATATAATGAATTTACAACGAGTACTATTACAGAAAATGTTACTGTGTTTGGAGAAGACTTTCAAAATGTGTTGGTGGGTAGTCCTGCAACTGGTACATTAAGTTCTGGATGGGTAGAAGCGACTGCAAGTGCAGAACAGGGAACCACTACAAATGGTTTTACTGGACTACAAAATGTTTTTGGTGGAATTACAATTCAATTTAGTTCATTTGGTGTTGGCAGTTTTATTGGTGGGGCTGGAACTTGGTATTCTGCACCTTCATGGGCATATGACTCAAATGGAAATGTAAGTTTATGGTCTCCTGATTATGTTTTAATGATGACACCAACCGAATTTGATGATATGATAACTGAAGGACTAGCAGTTGGAGATACTATCATTTCACCTTCAGTTTTGGCCGGAAGAAAAATAAAATCATTAATCAATTATACAGACTCAAGTGAACAATTTAGAGGAGTTATCATAGACGGAATAGTTGGAGATACTTTATGGAATTATACAACAACTCCAACCGCAATTTCGGGCGTAGCAGACCAACTACAACATCAACAATGGATGCAGGGAATTGGTTCTAGGCCTGCAAATATGACATACAGCATTTTTGATGATTGGAACAATCAAACTATTATTACTACATCAAGGCCATTTGGGGGGTTGACTGATGGTACTGTAGGAAGTTGGGGAATAATTGAAAATAATAGTATTATAACTAGTCAAAACACACCAAGTGCAACTACCCACACAACTACTTCGAATTCTACATATACAAGAAAACAATTAGTTTCTCAATATCAAGGTTATAATGTATATAGAATGGATATTGATAATCCTGATACTACAATATCCAGAACTAGAGATGTTACTATAGCAGAAAGTTCTGACTATCGTTATTACAATGTCATGGCAACTGCCAAAGAAGAATTAGAAAATTTTGAAGCGCAAGTTGCCGTTGTCTTTCCAATTGATATAATGATGCGAAGATTAGAGACTGCATTTGGAGGCAACCAACTCGATTGGAGTTTTATCAAAGTCGCAGAAAATATGAACGCAGCAAACGCTGAAGTTCTACATTTAAAAGAAACATATGGAGTAACTGCAGTTGCAGTACCCCTAAAAATGACAGTAGGAGCAAATTTCGTGAAAATCACATCAAATCAATTAGAAGATTTTGACACATTCGGTGCTCAAGTAGATGACATTCTTCAATATTATGAAACAGAAAATCTACAAAAAGTTTGGAGAAATGTAACTCTGGACTATGCACTGTCAGAAACATATCCAAATAAAATTTTCATGGATTATGACACCCCATCAGATAGAGCAAACAATCTTGCATTTAGTTCAGTCCAATCCATTTGTATGTTTTTAGATACTAACAATAATGAAGCAAATAATTATCTTGCATTATTCAATAACTATAATACTGATACATCTCTAAGTAAAGAGGATGCAATCTTTAGAGTAGATGAAAACGGCGACATTATCGGAACAAATGATTTAACTATTGCGAATGATGCGACTATCTCTAATAATTTAACTGTAGAAAACGAATTGATTTTTAATGAAGGTGCGAGTATCAGTGAATTTGGTGGAGAATTATTAATCAATGCAAGTTCAGAAGGAAGTAGGGTTGAATTTTTTGTACCAAGTGCAGATTCTGTAACTATTAACAACGATCCAATCGCAACACATTCTCATGTATCCAGTGCAATTGCAGCACTAGTGGATGGCGCACCAGAAGCACTAGATACATTAAACGAACTTGCAGCTGCAATCAATGATGACGCATCAGTTTACGATACAATCGTAGATGCACTTGCACTTAAACTAGACGCCGATGATGCAGTTATCTCGACAGTTGGAACAACTGCACCATCAGACCCCTCTACTGGAGATTTCTGGATGGACACTGGTGGTGGTGAGTTCTATGTAAGAAACAACTCAAACGCATGGACGCAAGTAAATATTTCAGATATCAATCAACTAAGTGATGCATCTGGACTTTTGAGTAGTGGGGGGATAACAGGAATTGGTTCTACGACTACTCCTGCGAATGGAAACAACTCAACAGTGACAGTTGCAGCTGCTGCAGGACGCACAGTTGTTGCATGGTCTCCCACTTTTTCTGGCAGATCACAAACACTAACAGCAGATGCAAATGGTTCATTTACAATCAGTGGGTTTGGTGCGTCTGATCCTGTTGCATGGTATTATATTTATTAAGGAAAATTAAATGGCAAACTTTCCTTCTACACCTTCTAATGATGATGAACATACTATAGGAAGTAGAACTTGGGTATATAACTCAAGTAAAGTTGCGTGGTTAAGAAAGGCAATAATAGAAGGCCCAGCACCAGTGGCCCCTCCGCCACCACCAACTGATCCTGCTCCAGAACCAAGTATAGATAGTTTTTCTCCAGACTCTACAAGTATATCAGAGGGAGAAGCGGCCGTGACGGGGACTGTAACATTTACAGTAACAACATCTAATGTGCCAGACGGCACAGTATTTAATCTTTCTCTTGTGGGAACCTCTTCAAGTGCAGATTACCCAGCGGCGGTACAAATAGGTGATCCAGTTCCAAGTACCATTACCATCAATTCCAACACCGCTTTTTTCAGTATTACATTCGAAGATGATGGGCTGAATGAAGGAACCGAAACATTAATTGCAACCATAAGTGGAAATGTTACCTTTACTGATGGTACGAATACTATAACTAGAGCATTATCAGAGACTGCAGATACAGTTTCAATTTTTGATCCAGACGTTCCCACTTACTCAATTTCAAGCCCTGCTTCTATCAATGAAGGAGACACCAGAACATTTGTAGTCAATACAACACTTGTCCCAGATAACACAATTCTATGGTTTACTGTAAGTCCTTCAGAAGATCTTAGCCCTGCAAGTGGTTCATTTACAATTAACAACGATACAGGAAGTTTTGATATTTCTGCAACTGAAGATACAACCACTGAAGGTACTGAACAAGGAACAATTGAAATTAGAACTGGAAGTGCAACAGGAACAATTGTAGTAACTGATACATTCGCCATTATTGATACCTCAACTTCACCAGCAACATATACAGTAACAGCGCCAGATTCTATTGACGAAGGTTCTTCTGGTACGATAAATGTAACCACAACTGATGTTCCAAACGGAACAACATTATATTGGGCCGTAAGTCCATCAACACAATTTATGCAATCATCTGGTTCTTTTAGTATCGCAAACAACTCAGGTTCATTTACCGTTGTACCTACTGCTGACTCGTTAACAGAAGGAGATGAGAATGCGGTCATCCGCATCGGCACATCCACAGAGCCCACAATACCCACTCAAGTCGCATCCGATACATTCATTATTAATGATACTTCATTGACGCCTCCAGATCCAGTTAGTTTTGATAATAGATTTGACCTTTCTGATTGGGGTACTAACCGTCAATTTAATAATACTATTGGGTTCGTTGAGGCATGGTGTTATATAGGATTTAGACACGATCCAACAAACGAAAGAATAATTGTTACAAAGGCGTCTGGAGATAGTGGTGCAATGGCCACACCTGTTGACATGTATATCAACTATACAGGATTGACAGGTATTACTTCCGTACAGGCAAAATATCGTGTGCAAAGACAATCGGCGAGCGGTGATGTGGATGTATATAATTATGCATTTGGCCCAACTCCAGTTTTAGGTGTACGAGGGCCATACCAGTCTGATAACTTCTATCCAGTACCAAACACTGGGTCTGGACAACTTACATTTGGATGGATGGCGCAAGCAGATCCAAATGAATTTGCAAATGGAAGTACTGTAGTTGAAGCCCGAATGGATACTTTCGGAAGAATTCCTAATTATACCGATACTTTTGGAGTTTATGATTTCCAAGTACAAGTTACTTGCGATCAAGGAAACTTTAATTCATATGCGGTTTGTCCTAACAATGGATTGATTTATCTAAGTGCCCAAGTATCAGCCACTGGCAGTATAAGTTCTGTTTAAAAAACATATAAATAGAAGAAACATAATTACAAAGGTTAATTAGGATGGCAGACGCAAATCTATCGACATCGATAAGTGCAATTCGTACAAAAATACTGAATGATACTCCAACAGCAACTGTTGACGAATTGGTGTCTTTATCAAGAGCAGCAAAATCTATTGGACTTACAGAAGACACTTCAATAGAAACTGCAATCAACTCTAGAGCAAATACTTTATCATCAAATGCAACTACGAATGATATGGTAAAGTTATCGAATGCCATTAAACAACTCAGAAATACAACTGCAGGGGCAGTATCTCCATCAACAACTTCAGATGATATTGTAGAAGGAACCTCAAATCTTTATTATACAGACGCAAGAACGGATGCAAGAATTGCGTTGAATGTAGCAAACCTTGTAGATTCTGCACCAGCAACACTTGATACTCTCAATGAGTTGGCTGCGGCATTAGGAGATGATGCAAATTTTGCAACAACAGTCACTAACTCATTGGCGAATATTACTAATGTTGTTGCATTGACTCACACAGGAGAATTAAGTGCATATACTGGTACTAAAAGATGGTATGCACCAAAAAATATTACAATTAGTAAAATTAAAGCAAGAGTAGATACCGCACCAACAGGTGCCGGAATAGTCATACAAGTAAACAGAACAAGTTCAGGAGTCACCACAAACCAACAATTGACTGTTGCAGATGGAACTACACTGATATCTGATACATCTCCAACAATCTCTTCTATGTCAGAAGACGATTTCTTAACTATTGATATTGTTTCAGTTGGGTCTACGGTTGCTGGAGAAAATTTAACAGTAGAAATAACATATAAATAGTTAGAAATTTAGGAGATAACAAATGTATATCAAATATATCATCAATAGTACTGCACAAGACACTGCATGGGATTTGATGAGACTCATTACAGGGCAAATCACAACCATTGGACAGTGTGTTGGTGCTGGTTTGGGTTCATCTATTACTGGAACGGGCGCAAGTGCCGGTACTTATCATACACCTGTAATTGGTACAGATTATTCAACCGCATTCACAACTCAAGGACAGGATGACTTTTTTGCAGTCACCAAAAAACATGTTCAGTGGGACGGTACAACTTTTGATGTAGAATGTCAATTAAGAATATTAGGTTCTTCTGGACAAGGTGGATTTACTGCATATTCAAAAGATGGAATTCAGAATATATTAGGGGCAAGCAACACACAAGGTGGAAATACTCAACTTAGTGTCACTCATTCTACTGGCAGAGAATATCATCTCGTTGTAAATGATACAACACTAGCGTTTCAATCAATAGATACAACAACTGCAGACCCAACAAACCAAAAATATAAGTTAACTGTTTGGTCAGATTTTGTCAAGAATGATTACGATGTAGATGCTCTTAGTCAAAATAGTCTTTATTATCCTGGCTGTTGGATGGAAACTGGTTCGGAAAATCCAACTGACAACTATCATACGGAAACAAATTGGTCATCTAACGGATTTACGATTGGTAGATTCCAGGCATGGAAACCAGACAATACTTTTTTCGATACAACGGTCAGTGCTGCATATCAGTCACCATGGAACATGAATGGTAACTTCCAGAATTATGAAAATTTCTGTACAATGGTTCCTTCTCCCGCTGCAAGGGTTCCAGAGACACCAACTTCTACTGGCCTGCAACCATCACTCATTCCATGTCAATGGTATCCAATGAATTGGGAAGGATATCAATACAACGATGTAAATCCAGATGTTGATACAAGATATCATTCGATAATGTTGAATACTTATAGAACCGCTGATACGGTTGGATATATCGGCGATACATTACAAACTAGTGATGCAACAGAATATGTTATTTTCAGAGGACACAGACCTTCTGCAATAATGAACACAGGAACTAATAACGCATACTATCCAACATGTTGGGCCTTCCCAATTAATAATGTAGGTGTCTAATGGCATTAGTATCTTCGTCAGTAGTATCGTTTAAACTTGCTGCAGAACCAACTTTTGTAACAGCTGCAAATATTGTTATTCCAGTCAGTACTTCTGTAGTATCGTTTAAACTTGCTGCAGAACCAACTTTTGTAACAGCTGCAAATATTGTTATTCCAGTCAGTACTTCTACAGTGAGTTTCGCACCAATTGCAGCGTCCACTGGTGGCGGGGGGGGTACGACTCCAGTAGACCCACAAAACTGGTCTAATTATTAACCATAGGATTGGATAAATGGCAGATAGTAACTTAAACACATCAATTGCATCACTCAAGACAGAATTACTAAGTGCAATTCCAACTGCAACTGCAAGTGGTTTGTTGGATCTTACTCGTTCTGCAAAAGGTATAGGCTTATCTGAAGACGCCGATATTGAAAATGCAGTCAACACCAGAGCGAATACACTTATTTCAACTGCAACTACCGATGAATTGATTAGAATTTCTTCTGCACTCAAACAGTTGAGAAATCCAACAAATGTCACAATAACAAATATTACTTCTGTTACTGGTGATCTGATTCCAGATAGCAACGAGGCATATGATTTAGGTAGTCCATCAAATAGATTTCGTGACCTTTACATCAGTGGTAACACACTAAACATTGGTGGTACTGAAATTTCGATTGATACTGAAGGAAATATCAATTTACCTACAGGTACTAAAATTGGCACAGATACAATTCCATCAGCTATAGATGATTTATCAAATGTTGACACAAATGTACAACCAGAGACATTAGAAATTCAAGTTGCAGACCCAACTGCAGGACATGGAACTGCATGGCAATGGACTTGGACACAATCCGCACTACCATATGCAAGAATAACAATCACCAATCAAACTCAAACAAGTGTTCCATTATACATGCAAGGTACATATCAAATTAATAACTTTGCAAATACTCAGTATGGAAACATGACACAGGCACATGCGTTTAAGTTAAAATGGATTGAGGGCGCTGGAGATGATAATTTAGTTTCTTGGGCAACTTATTCGACAGTCGACCATTCTCATCCAGACATTAATAGCGGCAACACAACTAGTGTTCAAAGACTTGCTGTTTCTGTTCCATCATCTATTACATTACCAACACTGACTGCACCATCGATTTCTTATACAGTAACAGCAGTAACTGGTGCATATGTGTTTAGTGGAACTGCAAGTGGTAATAATACAGAGATTGGCCCATTTTATCGTGGTGGCACATATACTGTGAATATTAATGCTGTAGGACATCCATTCTACTTTACTACTGACAATGGTACTGGATTTGTTGCAGGAGATTATGTCGGAGAATGGACAAGTGGTGTTACAAATTCTAGAACGGATAATGGCACAATCACATTTACAGTTCCTTCAAATGCACCAGATGTTTTATATTATCAATGTGGAAATCACTCAGTCATGAGAGGAACCATTCGTGTAAAAGACTTGGAAGTTGAACAAAACGAAAACGGAAATTACATCATTTATGGACAACATTCGCAAGAAAAACATGTTCAAAAAATGGAAATTCGTCCTATTCCAACTCTCACATCACAAATGTGTTTAATTTATGATGCAACAACTTCTAAGTTTGTACCACAGGACTTATCGACATATGTAGAAAACACTCCAGCATTTAAAAACAAGATTAAAGAAGTTGCTGGTACTGCAACATTGGTTGCACCAGATGGAACATCATTGGTCGCATCTGTAGAAATTTATTCATTAGAATCATATCTACCCCTTGTTGGAAATACCAATGGCGATATTGCATTTGCACAAGATACAAGTAAGTTGTATATTTGGGATGGTTCTGAATGGATTACTGCAGTCGCAGACGGTAGTGCAACTGGTTCTGGTGGTGCAGGGGTTACAACATATGCACTTTTATCGGATTTACCAACAACAGGTAACACACAAGGCGATCTTGGATTTGTTACCGCAACCAAAGCACTTTATGTGTGGGATGGAACCTCTTGGGTAAATTCTAATGCAAATACTACATTTTATATGTTACGAGCAGGAAGCTTTGTTGCACCTTTAACTGGAACAAAAACATTTAGTCCAGATAGAACTGTTTCACTACAAACATTAACTGCAACTATAGAACAGTCAGTGAACGCTGCAGTAATTTTCTCAATTAATAAAAACGGAAGTGAATTGCAACAATTTACAATTCCAACTGGACAAAATACAGTTACAGCAAATTTCACAACAAATTCAATTTTAACTACAGATACATTAACCTTAGATGTAGATAGTGGTTCGGGAGAAAATTTAACTGTAAAAGTTGATTATGTATAAAGGATAAAATAATGAAAATTGAAAAATTTGACATCACATCTTTAGATGATGATGTCTGTGTTGGTAATTTAAGTGAACCATTTCCATTGAGAAATCACCATCAATATTCTGGCAGTGGTTATATAAATGTTATAGAAATAGATTTTCCATATTCAAATCTGATTAAAGAAAACTTTGAAGACGAAATTATTCAAAGATATAATTCTGTAATAGATCAACAAATTTTAGATAACATGGGATTTAACACTCCTTACACCAACCCCGATTTTTTAGAAAAAATTACTCCATTATATCACCAAACCATAAAACAAATTTTATGTTGTCTTGAAGGATATGGAATTAAATCTGTAAAGCAAAATAAACTAATAGATTTTCAGTGGGAACCAGAAGTATATGTATATGTACAAACAGAAAAGAAAAGTTATAATTTCTGGCACCATCATCAAAAGAAAGGCCATTCCGTTTCTTCAACATTCTATCTAAATGTACCAGAAGATGGTGGGGAAATAAAATTTAAGTTTGCCGAGGAAGAAATATCTATAAAAGTAAAAGAAAATACACTTTATCTTTTTCCGTCTTGGTTATATCATGTTCCAGCGGAACATGTAGGAGACACTACAAGAATTTGCATCAATGCAGACTTTTATACACCAAACAGACCATTTTTGAAAGACTATAATCAATTTTGGTAAGCCAATTATAAATAAATATATATAAATATAGAATCAAACAACCGAATTAATATAGGAGAAAACCATGGCAGTCACTATCAATGGCGGTACTCTAAGTACCAATTGTAAATATCTATCATACGGAGCATCTACAGCTGCAACAGATGCAAAAACGTTTCTTGTTGATATTACAGAAACCCTCATCACAATGGGATGGTCAAGATTTGATACAGCAGGAGCAGGACTCGTTCTAGGAACAGATGATAACTGTACTAGAGTTATTAGAAGACCAACTGCAGACAATGCAACTTCTGGAAACTATCAATATCTTGGTATCACAATCTCACAAGGTGGAACAGCAAACAGTGGTGCAAACTACAGATTGCAATTTAATTATGCAGCAGATTGGACAGATGCAGCATCTGCAACTGGATATTCTAACCCAATCAGACTTCCTCATGGAACTGAGAGTGCGTGGTGGAAAAATGACGCTGGAGGCCCATATGTAGATACAATGGTTGGATATTCTTCAGCGGGGACAATTTGGTTATTTAACAGTGATTACGCAACAACAATTGTATTCACAAACGCCGCTCAGGTCAATGATGGTTCAAATGTTTTCTTCTTTGGAGAGTACAACAAATCATTTGGTGAAAACATGCCAAGTGCAGGACAGTATATTCACAACGGAATTTCATTTAGCGGAAGAGAATTTTGTGACAATTCCGGCGCAAACAGAGGAAATTCACCATTAATTTGTCAGTTGACAAATGGATATTCTTATAGTTATTATAGAGTCGATAGTTGGAATAATAACACCTATGGTGGCGCAAAGGCACTTGACGAAGGAAACATGACAACAAATCAAAACAACTTTGCATACCAAATCAACCAAAGAGGATATTCAAGACCACAGTTTGTTCTAACAGAATACCCAACTCATACAAATGGTTCAACTGGTAGAAGTGCTGGTAGAGATATTGAGGGAACTCCAGAAGCGTGGAACAATTCATATGTTGGTTCTTGGAATACTCAAAGTACAACTAGATTACATATGGGATGGTTAGGATGGGTTGGACACCAAGGGCCAATGGCATATTGCCTAAGTTCTTATAGCACAACAAGTGGTAGTGCGAATACCGCAACAGCACTGACCGCTGTTCCAAAGTCTTTCAATTCGCACTTCTTTAATGGATTGGATTATACATGGGACGGTGCAAAGGGTTGGTTGACTGAATTTGGAGGAAAGTCTCTTGATAGTCAGGATGATGGATTTGTAATATACGAACCATCTATTAGTGTGGGAAGTACAGGAAGAATGGCTGGTAATAACCAATCTTCGGGCATGAACTGGCAAACTGGTAACTACACAAACTCAAACTATACTAGATATACCGCAAACAATACACACAATTATGCCGGAACAAATGTTAAATTCTCAGTAATGGGTAAAATCGCTGGTATGAAAATGTCTATGGGATTTGCAGAGAACTTCCTTGCGTTCTTGGATGCTGCAACGATTCCTGTTGATGCAAACGGATATTTCCAGACAGGTGGAACTGATACAGATCACTGGTGTATTCCACTCAATGAAGGTGGACAAGTTGTACTGTGGATGCCAAAATAAAAGGCTGTATAAATGGCAACTTTAACAGATACCGTACCTAATATTACATATCCAGATGCTCCTGTAATTACAGCAGTTACAGGGGATACATTTGATGTTCAAATGGAATCATATGATTCTTCTACGGTATATCAAACTGGAGAGATTACATATCTACTAGAAAAAACTGGTAGTCAATTAAATTATACTGCAGATGAAAACTTTGGTGCATTAGAGGCAATTACTAACAATGTTCTAGATTCTTCTTTAGTAGAATATACAGGACAATTAACTGGTTATCAGATTAAAACCAGTTCTCAATCTAATTTGGATTTCAGTGGTTATGTAATAATAGAACCCACGATGAATACTTTAACGCAAGATCTTGCGTTTACTGGCCAATTGACAGCAACTATTGTAAAAGTGAGTTCTGCAATTCCATTAACTGGTTTTACACATGCATCAAGTTCATTTGGAGAAGGTACTGGAGCATCAACAACCACAGGAACAGGTTCAGCACAAGACGATAGTTACGAAATTTTAATACAATAGGAGATAAAAAAATGGCAACAGCAGAAGAATGGACAAATTTTGTAGGGGGGAATCTTCCAACAGATATGGCCAAAGTTTATATTTACAAAACAGAACTCGCAGAAGGAGAGTTTCTAAGGAAACTTGCGGGCGAATGTATTAGTGGAATGATTCTAATTCTAAATCCAAATAATGATGAAGTGAATGAACCAATTGTTCTTACTAATTCTCAACCTCATACCAACGCAGAAAGATGGACATTGGTAAAAGAACTTGACAATGTATCTAAATTGGATCTAACTATGGTAGATGAAGACGAACTAGAAATGCCTGCACACGAAGATCCAAATTGGGAAGGTGAAGGCGAGGCATACAGTTACTAGTATCACCATTAAAGAATAAAAAATAGGGGATTTAAATCCCCTATTTTTTTGGCAAATAACTTTCTGCAAGTGGAAACACTTCAGAAATAACTTTCGCACACTGATGTGCAATCTGCATATGTTCTTTTTGAGTTCCATTCGCACCACGAAGTTCGATATAATGAATCCAACTACGAATACTACCCTTCATATACAATCTAGTTTTTGTAAGTCCTTCTGGAAGTAGAGCTCTTGCCTGTTCTTTTGCAATTCCATTTTCAATTGCCCACTCGTAGGCCTTTCTCGCAGTTTCAATTACGCCTGATTGTCTACGACTCCATTCTGCAATCAAATCTTGATGCATTTGATTTTCTACTAATGATGGATCATTTTCAATCTCAATAGAGTTTTGTCTGTTTTCGTGATCTTGAAGTCTACATTCTCTCTTTACAAACATTTCTCCCATTTCTTTGGGGTTTGCATACCTTTGTGAAAATTCTTGGAATGAAAAACTACGGTGTCTTACCATTTGATGGGCAATGTCTCTAGTAGTTTCAATTTCCAAACAGACATCAACCATCTCAAATGGACTCCAATGTTTGTGTTTAATGAGATAAGAAATCAATCTACTATTAGTTTTTTTATTTGACTGATTTGCAGGGTTTGATACTCTTGCAGCATAAGCAATCAAGTCGGTTATATTTTCTAACTCGCCTTCAAAGTCATCATTGGGTTGAGTATAACTCACCAATTTTACTACGTTTATCATGTACTCTCCTATTCTAAATTATTGTGGTCTTTAAGTTTTTCTCTTGACCAGTTCTCAATTGTATCGTGGGCGGCTGGTTTTTTTTTAAAATCGATTTTCATATCGACTTCTGGTTCTTTAAATTCTTCTTCTGAAAGATGTGTTATATTTTCACCCCTTTTCAATCGTCTATAATATCGTATACTTTGAGAACTTGCAATAACTAATAAAACTGCAAGAGGGTCAAAAACGAATATTAAACACAAAATAACAAATCTAACAGCGTCTTCTAAAACTGTTTCATTTACATCATCATATACGACCTCTGCAACATAACGGATTGGGCCAACTTCTGCCTCCAACTCTCTATAACTCTTTTCCAGTTCAAGTTTTTCTTCATTTAGTACTTGAGTTTCTTCAGTAGAAGTTCTAATCTTATTTTTTAAGATTTCAATTTGTGAAAGTTGAGATGCGGATAATTCTAAAACACCAATCTGAGACTTCAATCTATTAATTAACTCTGTACTTTTATTTCTTTCTTCTCTTTGATTGTCTCTTAATTCATTGACTCTTTTTCTAGCAGAAGAAATCAATTCACCAACACGTTCTTCTTCTTGCGTTCTAAACTCATCTACTTTTTTTGCAGTTGCAGGGCCATACTTTCCATCTGGATTTGTTCCTACAAGAGACTGCATAGCAACTACATCATTTTCTGCAAGATATTTTTCTAATAAATCTAAGTTCTTCCTTGCGCCGTTTATAATTTCATTTTGTTCATCAACAAGCAACTGATAATCAGCAACCGCCTGTCTGACCCTATCTTCTTCTCTTTTAATCTCTGCATTTATTTCATCGTTTCTTACAGAGACTGAGTTTTCAATCTTTGCAATTTCTGCCTGAGAATCTGCAATGATAGTATCATTGTTCTCAATCTTAGTAATTGCAGTTTCTATCTGTGCGACATTCTCCTTCGCATTAGATGTTTGTTGAATATGCGCCTTCGAAAGAAATCCAAAGATACCCAAACTGGTTATCAACATTAACACAATTACGGCAAAAGTCAAGTAACTTTTCAAGAAAAAATTAACTTTTTTCCAGTTTTCGGCCAACCATGCCGCAGTTAAGACTTTTGCGACTTCTAGAACAGAAGCCATGATTGCAGTGGGCAATACCGCAGCTGCGAATATTGTAACTAAACCAATAATGGAGTAATAAGCAGCGACCGTTGATATTGCTATTGCAACCAAAAGAAGCAATATAGAAAGAAACATCAAATTCTCCGTTTTAAAAAAAGTTGTAATTATATTTATATAAATAATAGAAACGATATTCTCATATTAAAGGTTTAAAATGGCAATAACATTTCCAGCAAATCCAGCGAATGGCGAAACACATACGCATAATGGACAGATATATGTATATAATTCTACAAGAGGATACTGGTTGCTAAAGAAATCTGCAGATGTCTCAGTGCAACAGGCGCAGAGAAGTACATTTGTTGCAACCGCATCTCAAACAACGCACAGTGTTGTATATGATGCAGGGTCTCCTGTTGTTGTGTCAGTCAACGGAGCAATGTTAAATCCATCAGATTTTACTGCTGAAAATGGAACTTCTATTACATTTGAGACTGCACTTACAGTAAACGATGAAGTTGATATTGTCTTTTATCAACCAACAACATCAAATCTAACAAGACATAGTGTTTCTGACACAGCACCAAGTGGCGCATCTAGTGGAGATTTGTGGTTCAATTCTGCAAACTTAAAAACATATGTATATTATGATGATGGTTCGAGTGTTCAATGGGTTGCACTAAATGCTGTTGGAGCGGATGGTGCGGCGGGATCTGACGGTTCTTCAGTCACTGCATACGCAAACCTTGTTGCGTTTCCATCTTTAGGAAACACTGAAGGTGACTTTGCATTTGCACAAGACACGAAAGCATTATATGTATGGGATGGAACCGAATGGGATAAAATATCTTCTGGAAATGATGAAAGTCCTATAATTATTACTGAACCACCAACAACACACACTCTTAATATTGATGGAACCACAAGTACAGTTACAATGGTTGCGGAAGACCCAGAAGGATTTGATATATCATATGGTATTGTATATAAAACCGCAGGGAATACAAGGCCAGTACAACTTTCAACAGACACCACAGTAAATACAAGCGGAGTTTATACATTTACTCCAACCACAAATCCGGCCGATGCGGGAAATTTTACAGTAAGACTGAGTGCATCGGATGGATCGAGAACTACTACTAGACTGATTGATTTTAAACTTGAATTTATACCTCAGAGACAGAATATAATAGGGTGGTATGAGTTTGCCGATACAAATAGTTATAATACGGCCGTAAGTACTACAGTATTAAATGATCTTTCTGGAAATTCTAACAATCAAACTATAAGCAATCCAGGCTCTCTTAGTGGAGATGGACATTTGACTTTTTCTACGAATAGTACCATAAATTTTGGTGGCAGCATGTCAGGACAGAAAACTTGGGCTATAATATCTAGACCACCTACTGGTTATAACATGCATGTGCTGTTTGGTACTGGCTCTGCGGATGCGGGATACTATTCAGTTTTCCATAATAGTCAGGGAACTGATTATTATGGATATCAAACTGCTTGGGCGGGAGAAACTGTTGTAGATACAGTAAATGGTATATATCCAAACAATAACAGAAACACTTCGTATAATGCCTTAACACTTGGTCAATCTAATAGTATTATAACAACAGGGTTGCAAATGGCTTCTAGTGCGATGGTTTATAATGCATATCCTACTTGGACTGCAACTCATGAGGTATATGCCTTTGTATTCTGGGATGTAGTTTTAACTTTATCAGAAATACAAAAGGTACACGATTATTATAGAAATAAAATAGGGGCTGCTAACATGGCGGTCTGGCAAGGATAATAACAAATGGCAATTAATTTTCCAAGCAATCCAAATAACGGAGACACTATACTAGTAGGAAACACAACCTACACATTCGACTCTACATCTGGAGTATGGGATGCTAATGGTGGTGGCACTTCTTCTGGTTCCTCTGTTACAGAATATGCAAACTTTGCTGCGTTTCCTGCTACTGGAAATACTGTGGGTGATTTTGGATTTACTCAAGATACAAAGGCGTTATATGTGTGGGATGGAACAGAATGGAGTAGAGTGGATAGTGGAGATGAATCCCCGATTGTATTAACAGAACCACCAGCAAATCATACTCTTAATAGTGATGGAACCACAAGTACAGTTACAATGGTTGCAGAAGATCCAGAAGGGTTCAATGTTACATATGATATTGCGTATAAGAATACAGGAAATACGAGGCCAGCACAACTTTCTGCAGACACAACAGTAGACGCAAACGGAGTTTATACATTTACTCCAACAACTACTATTAGTGATGCCGGGGCATTTCGTGCAAGATTATCTGCATCAGATGGTGCAAAAACTACTACTAGATTTGTTGATTTTAATTTAATCTTCCAAGCAGATATAGAATATTTAATGGTAGCCGGTGGGGGCGGTGGTGGTGAAGATTTTGGTGGTGGCGGCGGCGCCGGCGGCGTAATAACATCTACCAGCACACTTCAACTTGATGGATCAACATATAATATTGTAATTGGACAAGGTGGTACTGGTGGTGCATCAGATACTCAAGGTGGAAACGGAGGAAACACTACATTCTTAGGTAAAACCGCTCTTGGTGGTGGTGGAGGCGGTTACTATGACGCAGGAACTGCTGGTTCGGATGGTGGTTCTGGTGGTGGCGGCGGCTCATCCGAATCATCGACTACTCATGCAGGCGGTTCTGCAACCCAGCCCACAAGTACAGATGGCGGTTTTGGATATGACGGTGGATATGGCTATGGTAGAAATGGATATCTTGGAGGCGGTGGTGGTGGCGCCGGCGGAGTTGGTGGCAACGCAACTGCAAATACAGCATCTGGAGACGGCGGACTTGGTATAGAGTGGCCAGTTGGTTCTGGTAACAAATACGCTGGTGGTGGTTCTGGTGGTGCGTATACATACCAAAATGGCACTGCAGTTGGTTCTGTGGATACCGCAACAGGTGCCGGACTAGGTTCTGGTGTAAGTGCTGGTACTGGTGCCTCTGCAACACCAAATACAGGGTCTGGTGGTGGCGGTGGCGGATATCCAGGCGGTACTGGCGGCGATGGCGGGTCTGGTATTGTAATTATACACTCAACTGTACAATTTGCATCTACTACTGGTACAGAAGTTTATGATAGTAATACTACAAAGTGGACTTATACTTTCACTACAGATGGTAGCTTTGTTATTAGTTAATTAAGGTAAAAAAAATGGCATATGAATATAATTGTAAAATTTTAAGAATTGTTGATGGTGATACAGTGGATGTAGACATTGACTTAGGCTTTGGAATTTGGATGCACAGAGAAAGAGTTCGAATCATGGGAATCGACACTCCAGAATCTAGAACAAGAGATAAAGTAGAAAAACAGTTTGGACTTGCTGCAAAAGCATACCTAAAAGAATTACTTCCGATTGGTTCTATTCAAACGATCAAAACACAGAAAGATAAGACAGGAAAGTTCGGAAGAATTCTTGGAGATTTTGAAATTGAATACAAAGACTCTAAAAATAACTTTTCGAAAAGAACTGTTACTTCACTAATGTTGGAAAATAATCATGCAGTTCCATATAAAGGACAGAGTAAAGAAGAATTGGTAGAGTTGCATCTCATAAATAGAGAGAAACTAAGAGAAAAAGGTCTTATCTAATGCCTGCATCTAGAGCAAGAAAATTATCACAATTGATGTCCGAAGGTGGTTCACTGGACACCCAGATTGATTCTTCTGGCACCACTAGTGAAATTGGTGGCGGAGGCGTAACTGTCTATGCAGATATGAATGCATTGATTGCAGCAACAGGAACTGACGGGGCTCAGGCGTTTGTACAATCAAATAACAACATCTATGTGTATTCTGGTTCTGGTTGGTATAAGATTGCTACAGTACAAAACGATTCGCCTAGTGCGATCACTGGAGTAGATGGAACTTATACACTAGAAATCGATGGAACTCCTACTGTAATCACAGCGGTTTCTACAGACCCAGAAGGATTCCCTCTGACATGGAGTTATTCTACAAGTGGACTTGAAAGTATTGCTACAATAAGTCAAGCAGATAATGTATTTACTATTACACCTAGTACAGATGATACCAATTTCGGAACATTTACTTTAACAATTAATGCAACTGATGGAGTCAATGGTGCAGTCAGTGCAAACACATCTATAACTCTGCAATTTAAGATTTTAAATAGTAATTACACAACTTTATTAGCAACAGCAGTTGATACATCTACTAATAATATTATCACCGATGGATCAACAAATAATCATACTGTTACAGTGAATGGTGATGCTCATGCTGGTACATTTAGTCCATATAGGCATGGTGGGTACAGTACTTACTTTGATGGAAGTGGTGATTATTATACAATACCCAATGGTCTTGATCTTGGTACAAGTGATTTTACATTCGAATTTTGGATTTGGCCTGACGAAGATATGACAGGTGTTCACAAAACTTTTATAAACACAGAATACAGTGGAGGCGGTTTAGGCTGGTCATTTACTACTGCTACTTATGCTGGATATAATGGTTTAGCTTTTGGTTATGGTTTGTATGGTTCTTATACTACAGGAAAATATGTTGATAACTACTGGCCGCCTCGAAACGAATGGACTCACCTCGTAGTTCAAAGAAGAAATTCAACTATTGAAATTTATGTAAATGGTGTAAGTCAAACATTGACTACATTTAATCAAAACACGACTTTTAGTGATAGTACAAATTTTACAAGTTCAATGAATTTAAGAACATTTTTTAGTGGAGTTAAAGCCTATGTTTCAGATTTAAGATTAGTTAGTGGTTCATTTGTATATGATGGTAATTTTACTCCATCAACTGACAATATAACAGCAGTAACTAACACTATACTATTAACTAATCAGCAGCAGTTTCCGTATTTTGTTGATAATTCATCAAATGCATATGCAATTACAACGTATGGTAATACGGCAATAAAACCAGTTGGCAAATATGATCATCCTTCATACGATTCAGCAACACACGGCGGGTCTGTATATTTCGATGGTTCTTCTGGAACTAACCTCACTGTTGCTAACTCTACTGACTTGCAGCTTGGAACTACCTCTGCGTTTACAGCCGAATTTTGGGTGTATGTCCCAGCCACCAATGCTGAATTTAGTGTACTACTAGGTAAAGGGTACAATACAGGAACTGCCGAATGGTATTTAGAACTAATGGCCGATGGAGCTATTGATTTATTTTTATCAAATAATGGAACTAACTACACTTATTTAACAACCACTGTCACTGGAGTATTACAACAGAATACTTGGAATCACATTGCACTAGTTAGGGAAAGCACCAGTACAATTAAAGTTTACACCAACGGCACACAATCATATTCCAATACCTCAGTTTCTGACTGGAATGTTGATACGGGCCCAGTAAATATTGGTGGGTATAATGATGGGTCAACCATTCTCTTCTCTAATACATACATTACTGATGTTCGTATTGTTAAAGGCACTGCTGTATACACTTCTGACTTTACTCCACCAACTGCCCCACTTACAGCAATTACAAACACTTCACTTCTTGTTTCTGGAACGGACGCTTCGATCATAGATAAATCACAAACCAGTAATCTACAGCTTGTCGGAAACACTACTGGCTCAACGACTCAGGTTAAGTTTGCTAGTACAAAATCAATGTATTTTGATGGTTGGGGAGATAGTCTTTCAATCACTCCAGGCTATGATGATCCAGTATATAACTTTGGTACAGCCGATTGGACAATAGAATTATGGGCTTATATTCATAATCTAAGTAGTGGCAGAAATTTAATTTCATTTTTAAGAGCAAGTACTAATGAAGCAGTACCTCATTTTTATACTTCGAATACAGATCTAAGATATTATGTTAACAACACAGATGTAATTGGAGCTCCAAGTGTTCTTTCACTTAATACCTGGCATCACATTGCTCTTACTAGAAACGGTAATGATCATAAAATCTTTGTTGATGGTACTCATGTTGGAAACACTTGGACAAATTCTATTACATATGTTCAAGGACGGCCTGTTTTAGGAGATTATCATTCTTCGTTAAATAATCTAACTGGCGCAACAAATACGCTTCATGGTTATGTTCAAGATTTAAGAATCACCAAAGGACTTGCAAGGTACACCGCAAACTTTACACCGCCCACAGAACCATTAAAAGGTTAACCAGTAATCAAACCGTAAATTTCTTTCCAGTTCTGAACCCGAAGAGCGTTTCCTTTGTATCCGATATTGTGGTCGTGAGAAATCAGAAGACTTTCTAATCCAACACGAAGTCCAACATCTGCGTTCTCAGGTTTATCTTCAACCCAGAAACAATCTGTACCAGCATACTCTAGAAGTGCTTCATCTTTGTCTGCACCAGTATCCAAATAAACATACCGTTCAAAGACACTATCTCCAAACAATTCCCGAAGGTTTTTAGTCCGTAGATGTTGTGCATACTGGTCGTTACTCAAACTAGTAATCGCATGGAAAATATATCCATGTTCTTCATGAAGTTTTTTCACATATTTGATTGCGTCCCGAAGAGGAGGCAACTTTCGAATCCAAGCACTTTCATTAAACATTCGACAAAGACGTTTTGCTTCTTTATTAGTCAAACCGTATTTAATGTTCATTTTGTACTCACCTTCACAAACGGCTTCATAACCGTGGCGAGTCATCCAACAATCAAAGGCGTACTCCCAATCAAGGAGAACACCATCACAGTCAACTAATATCGTTTTTTCTTTCTTTGCTATCATTCACATTCTTTCATAACTAACTTACATATATAATATAATCCTTTTCATCACAAATGTCAAGCCTTTTGATGAAAAAAATT